GAACCAGCATATACAACTTTAGCTCCCGTTAATCTAGCAAATTCACATACCCTTTGTGTTCCAATTGTATTAACTCTGTAGGTTTCATTTGGATTATTAAATGAAGGTTGTATTCTAGATAGAGCAGCTAAATGAAATATTAGATCAAAATCTTTATCCATTAAACTTATATTTTCTATATCCCCAATATGATAATTACAACCAGCTATTTCATTTTCAATAACACCAATTTCATAATTATCTAATGAATGAACATTATGTCCTTCTTTTAATAATTTTTTAATTAAGGCTGTTCCTATAAACCCAACTCCTCCTGTAACTAATATCTTCATTTATTCTGGTAGTACTCCAATATACGAAAGAGCATCTATGTAGTCACGTTCTTTAAAGGATTTTATTGTAGACATATCCATCTTATGTGTTTGACCTTCTACTTTAGCTTCATCACTTTCTTTTAAGGGTATTGCCTTTACAGCTGACCACTTCCAATCTTTAGCATTAGAACCATTAGCAAAAACCATTCCTTTATCTTGTATATTTATTGTATTTGGTATCCAAATTAAGTTTGTTTTAGGATCTTCCCAAGATATATCTTTATACAATTCAGGAAGGCTAATAACTTGTTCAGTGTAAAATTTTGAATCCTTTTCCATTAAGGTATTTGTCCAAAAACCACAGGATAAACTAAGATAATTAGTTATATCTTTATTTATTTCTGTTTTATAACAAAGATCACCTCCAGATTTTGGACAATCTATAATTGTATCTAAATTCATTTTATTTTAATTTTTGAAGTTTTGGTAGTTGTAATTTAGGTAATTGTAGTTTAGGTAAATTTAATTTTACTTGTGAAGGTAATTCAGGTGTATTTTTTGTTAAAAGATCCCCAACTAATTCTTTCATCTTATCCCAACTAAAGTTTTGTGTAACATAATATTTTTGTTTTCTAGATCTTTTTAAGTATTGTTTATAATTTTTATAAACCTCTTTTAAAGCACTAACACCTTGTTTATCATTTACTTGAAACCATTGTGATTCTTTTATTAACCAGTTATTGGCAGCTGAAGAATGTACATTTTCTAAATTCCCAGATAATAATACATTATTCGCGGGGGTTAAAAAGTCAAGATGACCACTCCATCCAGAAGCAATAATTGGTTTTCCAGTTAAACCAAATTCTAATAAAGGACGACCAAACCCTTCTCCTTTTGTAAAACTAACCATTGCCTTAACTTTAGGATGATTATATAACTCATTCATTTCAGAATCATCAAACTCTCCATTTAATAAATAAATATTAGGTAATCTAGCGCCTCCATAACTATCTTTTATAGTTTTAATTTTATCTAAAATAGAATCTCTACTTAAATAAGAGGCAACTCCAGTTGAAGCTTTTAATATTAAAGCTGGTTTTTTATTAATTTTATGTCTAAAGGCCTCATAAAAAGATTTAATTAAAACACCAACATTTTTTCTATCATGACCAAATTCACCTTGCATCCAATGCCCTACAAATAAATAACAAAATTCTTCTTTAATATCTTTTAAATCAATAGTTTTAATTTCTGAAGGTTTGATTGATTTATATACTGATAGATCAGCCCCCTCAAATACAACTTCAATTGGTTTATTTAATTTTATTTGTTGTATTACTTGGTTCGTTCTTTTATCCTTTTTGTCAAAAGCCATTTTTTCAAATGTGGTTTTAGCAAATTTTGAAGAAACCCAATTTGTGTTCATTCTATTTAACCCTTCAATCCATTCAGGCTTACAAGCGGTAGATTCAATCCCAGCTGTTATTCCAATATTATATTTACCCACAGGTTGAAATTCATTTGGGATTGTAATTTGAGCCCAAATTTCAGGTTGCATTTGTTGCCAATTTTGGGGAACTATATGTTTTAACAAAAATTCCCATTCTGAGTGGTCTTTACAAAATCCCCATGAAGTTTCTCCCCATTTTTGAGGTAAAAGTTGAACTTCATATTTATCTAGTTCTATTATCGCTTTAACTATATCACGACTACGTGCTCCATAACCCGAATAGGTATCAAATGGGCAACTTATTACAAAACGTGGTTTACTCATTAGTATATAATTTTATGATTTAAAAATTTCCCTTTATAATTGTTAGTATTAATTATTTCATATTTTTCTCTTGGTTTCCAAGTATCAAATAATGTGTCTAAAGCATCAATAACTCTTTCTGCTTGATGTTTTGAATTAAAGCCTGCTTCTTTGCTTAAAGCCCATTCTCTTCCTTTTGATCCTCTTCGTTTTAATTCTTTTCTACCTAAATTATAACATTCTTTTATTCTTTCCATAGCATCTTCCCATTTACATCTATCATCAAAAATATAGGGTGTTGGAGGAGAACCTTGAATTGATCTTGAAGTTGGGTAAACTGGGAATGCCCATTCCCCATGTTCTTTATAAGTACCTCTATGATTAGAAGGCACATCAGCACTAGGTGTAAACCATTTTCCATTTTCATCTACAAATCTCATTTGATCTTGCATTCCACCTGTTACATTAGCTATAATAGGTGTACCTGCTAACATTGCCTCAGTATTTGCTAAACCCCAACCTTCATTAGAAGTAAGTAAAATATGAGCATCAGCTATATTATACAACCAATTTAATTGCTGTTCTGTTAATCTTTTATCTATAAAAATTATATTATTATTATATTCTTCTTCAAATAAATACTCTTTTATCTTAGGTAAGTCAGTCCCAGCATCTGTTATTTTTTCTGTTTTTAAAACCATACAACATTCTTTAGCTTCTTCTTTTGGTAGAGAATCTAAAAATGCTCTAAAAGCTAACATTGCATCTGGGATTTGTTTTCTTCTAATATTCCTGGAATTAAAAAATAAAGTAAATTTAGGGTTTTTAGTCCCAAATAAAGATGACTTAAAATTGTTATATTCTAAATCATTACTATCAACTGGGAAGAAATTAGATGTATCTTTTCCGTGAGGAATATACCTAAATATTCTATTACCTTCATGACCTTTCAATACTAATTTATTAATATTAACTGTTTGTTTTGATATACCCATTAGTAAATCACATGCTTCATAATAAGGTCTATTATACATTGGAGCTGGATAATCATCCCAGATATTTAAATAAGAAATTGGGATGCTTTTTCTGATTTCTTGTTCCATATTCCAAATATGCATAAAATATCTTGGATCTGTAATTAAAAATAAAGCATCGGGTTTTTCCATCTTTATTATTTCTCTTATTATCGATGGGTTTCCATAACCATCACTAGGATATAAGATAACAGATGAATCATTTAATCCTGATAATTTATCAGTGCTTTCCGATAAGTCTAATCTTTTATTTTTTTCTGGGTGGTTTATTGATCCAGCTATTTGGACCCAATTAAAATGTTGAGCCGTATGTATTACAATTTCTTTTGCTATTGTAGCTACACCAGAATGTACTCTAATATCATCGCAAATTAGAAGTATTTTTTTTCTTTTATCCTTAGGGATATACTTAAAGTTTTTGTTCATAGGATTTATAGATCGATATTAATTTGATTGGTAATTTGTTTACGAAAATCTTCATTTGTAAGATACAAAAACAAGCTACGGTCGGCAAGTTTTTGAAAAGAAAATTTACGCTTTACACATTCAATTTTAAAATCCTCGAATAAATCGCTCTTAACTTTAACACTCGTTAGTGTCATTGGTTTTTTATTTGTCATAGTCTTTATTAATTAAAACATTTATTATACATATATCATTATCTACTCAAAATGCGCCTTTGCTCCACATAATTCTTTATCTTCTCCATAAGGACAAAACGTACAATTCCATTTAGAAGGTGATTTTGGATAATCTATTTCTTTAATTTTTCCACTTGAACTAAAACACTCTGTTATAAAACTATTAACAGCACTTTTAGCTCTATTTAATTTAATTTTACCACTTGGTGGAGCAAATGTTTGCACTCTGTAAGCTTGATGAGGAGACATAATATTATCATCATCCCAATCTAATACTTTTCTTTTTACTATAAAAAATTCAATTTCAATTTTATCTAAAGGAATGCCATATTGTTCAGAGAAATATTGTTTATATAAAATTAATTGAAAATGTTTATTTTCATCTTTTTTAGCATAACTGTTCCAACCCTTAGTACTGGTTTTTATGTCGATTATTTTGAATGTATCTGTTTTTTCATTATATGTGACAACATCTAAATACCCCATGTATAATACGTTATTATACATTTTATTTGGTGCGATTGCAATTGGTATTTCACAACCTACTAAATATGTACCTTTTTTATTAAAATATCTACTACGTTTTTTCTTAAACCAATCTAAAATAGAAACACCATCTTCAAAAAATTCTCTCATTTCTTCAGCTGAGGAGAAGTGTTCATTATTATTAGATTTATATTGGGATTGATATTCAGATATAAATTTATCTTGGAAATACTCTTCCATGTTTATTTCTCTATCTGCTGCTGCCGCTGACTTTTCATACATAACATCTAAGTAATGTTGCATACTTTCGTGGATTGCAGTTCCAAATACAGTATGAATAGATGAATTAAATCTTTTAATCTTATCTTTATATTGTAGTTTCCATCTATAAGCGCAATTCCTAAATATAGACATTTGAGAATATGATATATTCTTTTGATAAGCAAAATTAATTGGGTTAGGAGGGTTATTTTTAATCTCCTTTACAATTTTTGGAATTTTTTTAGCCAAACTATTTTTTCCATTTATCTCGACCTACTAAAAGACCAATTATTCCATAATTAGCTATATCAATAAACGTATCTTCCATCCCTTCTCCTTTAACAAATGCTCTACCATTTACTAATAGATTTTTTAAACGTGATATTTTGTCAGTTAATCTAATACATAACCCAGTTAGTGAAAATTGTTTATCATCGCTGTTATTAACGATATCTCCACCTAAAGCAATATTATTTAACCCATAATCCATATGTTTACGAGCAAACATTTCATACATTTCTTCTTGTATGTTTTGAAATTCTTCTGCTAATTCAGGATATTCTTCTTCAAAAATAGTTATGGTTTGATTTATTTCATCATCCATATATTCTTGTATTTTCTTTTTTGAATGCTTAGAATTAATAATTTCTCTATCGCTCATATCTGTAAAATATTTTTTAACTGTATCACCCATTAACTTGGCCTTTAATTTCAAAATACTTTTCTAATATTTCTAATCTTTCATCGGCCGATGCTAACAATTTAAGAGCTTCAGTACAATTATCCCAATAGTCCTTAGTTGAGTGATCACCTATTCCTGCTGGGTTGTTTGTTAATAGTTCAATACTTGCTAATGCTTTATTTTTATCTGCTTCAGCTTCTGATTTTAGGAATTTGTAAACTTGAATTTTCATTTTAGTATAGTTTTTAGTTCTTTTTTATCTAGTCCTCTATTTGTTAATATACGACTAATTTCTGGTTTATCCAACATATAAATATATTCTTTTGATTCTTTACTTGAACATTTAAAATAATCTTTAATATGATTTACTAAATCTTTATTAGGTTGTTTAATTTTAGATTTAATATATTTATTCCATCTATTATTTTTAGGGATAAATTCTTTATAAATAGAATATATCATCTTTTTTTCTTGAGGTGGAAAATCCTGTACATAGTTAACAACTTCAATATAATCAGGGTTCATAGATATAAATCTATGTATCATATAACTATTCCAAACCTCCCAATCTTTATCAGTAAATGACTCAACAGGAGGTTTAGTAGTATTAATTGCCTTTAACCAATCAAAGATATTCTTCAAATCTAATCCATTAATTCGTCAGCTAATTCTTCTCTAAGTTCTTTTGGAACTGATGATTTAAGGATTTTCTTAGTTGATGGATCATAAAAAACGGGGATTGGGAGTAGAGCATCTTCATCTGTACCCATTACAAATTTAGATACAGTTCTTAATACTACTCCTTGTTGAAAAACAACTCCACCATCAAAATTTTTGATAGCAGTTGTATTTTTTAAATCAATTGGGGGTTGTTGTACTTGCTGTTGCATGATTATTTATTATTTATTAAGTTTTGAATTAACGACATTGTATTTATTTCCTTGTCGATTCGGAAATTTGCTTTATATTGGTGTTCGTTTATTAAAATAGCTACTGTACCTTCTTTATTTGAAAGATATTCAGATGCACGTTCGTATAATGCTTTAAATAACTCATCAAAATCATCTACATTAGCATCAGCTATAATTTGACGTATATCATTGTAACAATCTACTTTATTAAATTTAGATCCTTCTGATAGGGCATTGATAACTTTATCTATATAATTTGATGACACTAGTATAGATTGATCTAATCTAAGATATAAATCATTTGCTCCACCGTCTACAGTTGATAATTGTATTGTATTAATACATTTACGTAAATCAGGATAATATTGATTAACTAAAGGTACTAAATCATTTACTTCATGTGTAATAGACTCTTCATTGCAAATCCAATTTAAATGTTTAGCAACATCTTTTTTAGTTGGGGGTACAATTTTAAGTACTTGACACCTAGATTGTAATGGATCAATAATACGTTCTACAAAATTACAAGTCATAATAAATCTTGTAGTACGTGAAAATGTTTCAATTATATTACGAAGTGAAGCTTGTGCTTGTATAGTAAGAAAATCTGCTTCGTCTAAAATAACAACCTTAAGAGGCTTGAATGAAGCAACGGATGCAAAACTAGAAACTTTATCTCTAATAGTTTCAATACCTCGCTCATCAGAAGCATTAATATATAAGTGATCACAATCTAGACTATTAACAATAATTTTTGCTAATGTCGTTTTACCAGTCCCAGCAGGACCATAAAATATAAAATTTTGTATATCATTTTGGTTTAAGTATGCAGATATAGACTTTTTTATGTTTTCGTTACCAACATAATTATTTAATGTTTTAGGTCTATATTTTTCTACTAATAAACTATGCTCCGTATTCGCCATATATTGAATATTTCTTTTCTGGTTCTGGTATTACTTCTGTTTCCTTAGAATCAATTGCATATAAATTACTTTTTAATGGTTCTAACCTATAACTACCTTTAAAACCAGTCTTAACCATGTATGCTTCTAAAGTATCAGTTAAAGAATTATGTACAGGACCATCTGGTTCGTTTGCAACTAATCTCCATTTATCCCCTGGAGGTACTCTCCTAGCAATCAAAATATTTTTTTCTTCAATTTGTGTGGCCATAATATACGAAATTATTTTACATCATCCCCATCATTGGGTCCATTTGTGGTTGAGCTGTTTCTTCACTTGGTTCATCTACTACTGTACATTCTGTAAGTAAGACTGTACCTGCAACTGATGCGGCGTTTTGTAAAGCTGTTCTAGCTACTTTAGTAGGATCAATAATACCTGCTTCTTTCATATTAACTACTTCATCAGTTTTAATATTATAACCCGCCCATATATCATTACCTGAATTACATAGTTGGTCTGCTAGTATTTGTCCTTTAACATTATCAAATCCAGCGTTAACTAAAATTTGGTTGAAAGGTTTAGCACATGCTTCAACTACAATTTGAGCTCCTGTTGTATCAGCTTTTAAACCATTAGAGGCATATAATAATGCTGTTCCTCCTCCAGGTACTATTCCTTCTTCAATAGCTGCTTTTGTTGCATGTAATGCATCATCTACTCTATCTTTTTTCTCTTTCATTTCAGTTTCAGTGTTTCCACCTACATGAATAATCGCTACTCCTCCTGTGAATTTCGCGAGTCTTTCTTGAAGTTTTTCAATTTCGAACGGCGTTGTTGCTTTATTGATTTGTTGTTGTAACTCTTCAATACGTGCTTCAATTGATTCAATTCCTCCTTTTCCATCTACAATTGTTGTTTGTTCCTTTTCTATTGTTACGGTACGAGCTTCACCAAACCATTCCCAAGAGAACTTGTCAAGCTTCATTCCTTTTTGTTTATCAAATACAACTCCACCTGTAGTGATAGCTATATCTTCTAATACTAATTTACGTCTATCACCAAAATCTGGAGCTTTAACAGCACATACTTTCATCGTGCCTCTCATTTTATTAACAATAAGAGTTGCTAATGCTTCATTATCAATATCTTCAGCAATAATTAATAATGATTTTGCCTGAGCTGATACTGCTTCTAATACAGGTAATAATTCTTTTACTTGGGTTAATTTTTGATCCGCAATAAGGATTAGAGGGTTGTCTAATGTGGCAGTCATATTACTATTATTAGTAACAAAATAAGGAGACTTATATCCTCTTTCAAACTGTAACCCTTCAACAGTTTCTAAGTAAGTTTCTCCTGTACGAGATTCTTCAATATGAACAACACCTTCTAATCCTACTTTTTCTATCGCGGTTGAAATTAATTTTCCAGTTTCAGGGTCATTGTTAGCTGAGATTGTTGCAATCTGTTCTAATTGTTCTTCGCCCGAAATGTCTTCTGATATATTATTTTTAAGGTTATTGACTACTTTTTCTACAGTTGAGTCAATATCTCTTTTTATTTGTACAGCATTTTCATTATTATTTAAAGCATTTAACCCAGCTTTAACCATTTCTCGGGCTAACAAAGTGGATGTTGTTGTGCCATCACCTGCTTTTTCTGCTGTTTTTATGGCCGCTTGTTTAACTAATTGTACTCCTAATTCTTGATTAGGGTCGGATAATGTGATTGATTTTGCTACTGTAACCCCATCTTTTGTTGATTGGGGTACTCCCTGAGGATTTGAAATTACTACATTTCTACCATTGGGACCTAATGTTGACACTACAGCATCAGCTAAAATATCTATTCCTTCTACTAAATTGGTTCTTGCATCCGAACCTAATATAACTTGTTTACTCATTTGATATATTTTGAATTTGGTTAATTTCTTCTTCTGTAACTTTAGTAGTTGCTATTGCTTCTTCAATTGCAACTTGGGGTTTTACTTTAGCTAAAACCTGATTTTCTGGCCCCACATAATACTCTTCTCCATTATATGGAAGTTTTGTAAATCCCATAGTAGGCAAAACTACTCTATCTCCCACTTTTAGATTAGTGGGGATAAAATTACCTGAAATTGTTGGTTTTCCTGGTCCTACTGCTACTACAGTACCCATTTCATTTTTTTCTTTACCTAAGTCAGGTACAATAATATTACCATATGTAGTTTCTTCTACTTCTATGGGTTTTACGATAACAGCATCAAATAACGCTTCTAATTCCATCTGTATAATTTTTTATTTGGTTTGAAATTGATTTATAATTGTTTAAATATTTTTCTAAATTATTAAAACTTCCTTTTTGAGATTTTAACTCAGCTATTTTATTAATAGCTTGCCCAAATTCAGAGTAATAATATAATGATTTTTCATATGTTTTACTTTTACCCTTGGATCTAAAATGGTCTGAATCTGATTTAACCATTTCTTTTACAGCATAACTATATTCATCTTTAGTTATGAAAAAAGGTTCTAATAAAGGATCGGTAATAGTCTGTATGGACTTTCTTTTTTTAGTCATATATAACATTTTTATTTGTAGCTATAATATACGAATAATATTGCGCTAGGACACGCTTTTTTTAATAACTTTTATTTAATTTTAATTGATTTTGGTTTAGCATCTTCAGCTAATGGTACAGTAATTTCTAATAAACCATTTGCCATTTCTGCTTCAGTAATTGATAAATCAAACTTAGGGGCTATCTTGTATCCTAAATCAAAGGATTTTTTAGATAAACCATTGTAAATTGTTCCTTCATGGAACGCTTCTTCTTTTGGTTTTTTATAACTAATTTTTAAAACATCCCCCTCTATGTCAATATCAACATCTTTTTTAGTTAGCCCAGTACAGGCAACTTCAAAATGAAGTCCTTTATCATCATAAAAAATATTAACGGGATGTGGTTGTTTAGAATTTAATGCTGGTTGGAATTGACTCTCAGCATTGAAGAGATTTCTGAATAAAATGTCGAAAGGACTTATATGCCTTTCCAATAATTGTAATGTACTCATATCATTTAGTTTTGTGAGGCCGAAGCTCTCGGTTAATTTAATTTAAACATAACATCGTGCCCTAGCTACAATTTTATGTTCTATTATACATATGTAACTATTCATTTCTAGCTACAAAGTATTCACTTTCTACTTCATCTGAATAGAAATTTAATTTTAACATTCCTTGTTCCGATAGTTTTAGTGTACCACTATCCATATCTTTATTAGAATTTAAAATATCTTTAAATATATCAGAATCAAAAGGTATTTCTATTCCACTTTTAGATATCTTACCTTGGACTTGATATGTAATTTTATTAGAAAATCCAGTATTATCACCAAATATAAACTCACAAATATTTGTACCATCCATATCTGTAGTACTTGTAATTAGCATATTATTAACATCAGCAAGTGCACTTTTTGCTTTAATTAGATGGTCAATATCTTCTTTAGCTATTTCAAGTTCCATTTCAAACGATTCAGGATCTTCATAATAAGTATTTTTTCCTAAAATAAGAATATCAGCTAGTGAATAAGTTAAATCAAAATTAGCATCTGCAAAATGCATTTTAGTATAGACAGCTTTTATTTTTTCTAATGAAACCATCAAATCACCATTAGTAATAGATATTAATTTACTTAATTTATGTGTATCAAATACACCTAATTCTGCATCTTCTAATGGGAAGTTTTTATGTTGGATTTTACATACCCTACCTGATTCACCTGCATAGATAGTAAGTTGCTTATCTTTAATTCTCCATTTTACTTGATTATTTAAACCATTTAAATAATATTTAGAAATAACTGATGTGAGTGTGCTCTTATTTATCATAACTGTAATATACGAATTTTATTTTAAATTTCAAACGAACTTAATGCATTTGTATAAGGATTTAAATCCAATGACCACTGTAAATCACTAAAGAATCCTTCTAATTTATTTAATAATATTGAATCAAATACTTTTTGCCTATCAGCATATCTGTCTAAAAATTCTTGTACTTTTTCAGGAATATCATAGTCAAAAAACGCTAATGCCTCTATTTTATATGGATTATCTTTACAATAAATCCACTTAACTTTATCAGCCATTGTAATTAAATTATGTTTTCTATCTAATTTCCATAATTTTAATAAATCATTATATCTAATAGCTGCTCTTACAGGTGCGGGAGCACCTTTGAGTATTTCAGTAAACATTTCACCTGCTCTAGCACTTGTACCTGAGTATTTTTGTAATTTTTTAACTGCAGTTGGATTACCTAATTTTGCTAGTGGAATTTCTCCACCTAATATTTGTTTTTTAAATACTTTAATTTGATCAATTATATTTGATTTTTCTTCTCCTTTAAGTACTTGTTGGAGAATATCATTAAAAAATTCCCCTAAAATCGGTGGAAAATTTGCTTTCATAAACTCTAGACCCTTAATATCTAAAGTTTCTTTTTCAATACCTTCTTGTTTAGTAATCCACTGTGCATAACGTCTAGTAGCTCTAAAATAAGCAGATCTAATTACACACTCAGTTTTCATCTCAAGTCTATGTTCTGATACATTAAAACAATCCCTAGCTAAATTATCATAATGGTCAGTAATAACATCTTGATATTTAAGCGCTACTTTTTCTAAAATATCGTCTTTTTCTTTATCTGTAAATTCTTCAAAATTGGGATATAAATGAAATAATATGGGTTCAGCATTAAAATAATTAGAGTCTGTATCTACATAAGCACAATAATTTTCATCATCTGCATCACAAATCCACCAAGGTGTTTCTTCTAAATGTTTCATTGATATTTTTTATATAATTTTAATTCTAAAATTGTAATCTTATCTAGTAGCTCTCCGTTTGATATTTTTACTTTCATATTAAAAGGGATAATCTACTTCATTATCTATTAACATTTGTTTATATCTAGTTGTAGACCAACCATGATCCCTATTTATATAGTGAATAGGTATTTTTAAATCATCCCCAGTAAACGGTTTATTAACATAATCATCTCCTAAAAATCTAATATCAAATTCACCCATTTTAAGTAAATCATAAAGTTGAGCTTCGTAATTATATTCAAATACATCACATACAGATTTTAACTCAGATAACATCTCTCTTCTTTCCTTAGTAGACAAAATAGGTTTAAGTTTATGAGGTCTTTCTATAGAAGGATCTGAATGTAAAAGCACTATTAAACAATCACAATTCTCAGCACACTCTTTAAACATTTTTATATAACCTGGGTGCATTACATCAAAGTTACCTGCTATTGCTCCTTTTACCATATAATTATTTTTAAAATGATCTTTCTCCTGGGATTGGAGGTAAATTAACTGGTTTATTTCCGTTTGAATCTAAATCATTTCTTTCAACCAATTCAATTTTATATTTAATTCCTGCAACTTTAAAAGTACCTCCCTGTTTAAGCATTTTTCTAAAGAAATTCTCTTGAATTTCACTCCATTCTTCACTTCTAGTAATTATTTCTTCTTTAGAAACAGGTTTCCCATTTTCTGTAATTAATTGGTTACTTCTAATTGATTGTTTTTTTAGTGCCATTATATTTCTAATTTTAATTCTCCACGCATAACTTTATTCATATGTCTATTAGCGCATAGAGCTGATTCTTGTATAATTCTGTGACCTGATAATGTTATTGCTTCACTTAATATTGAATGATTCATACCATATCTGAATGAAGGTAATGCTGTAGCTCCATATAAACTATTAAGCAAAATTTTCATTGTATATTGCATTAAATAATTATATTCACCTTTTTCAGTATCTTTAGCTTTATAAGCAGCTTTCATACGTCCTTTATATAAAACACGTTCTTCAAACCATTTTTTTAATATAGTTGATAATACTGCTTCTTTATCTGTTCTAAACATTGAACCATTAGCTGCTACCGCTAAATTATTTTGTTTGATCATTTCAACTAATCTACCAGCATTAACATAAGTATGTTTTCGTTTTGAGTTTTCTACTAATAACTCTTCTTCAGGATCACGTTCTTTTAAATCGTTAAGACCCAATCTATTATTGCGATCATCTGCATCTATAATGCGACCTACGAATGTTTCTTTACCTATGTTTATTGACATTATTATAGATGGATATAGTGATGTTAAATCCTCATCAAACATATACTTGTATAATCCCGCTTTAGGGCAAAAAAGGTATCCTCCAGCATAACCATCTTTCTTTTGAGGGTTAGGTTCTTTAGGTGGTGGGATTATATTTTGAGATAGTAAATAAGCTGAAATTGCTCCATCTTGAGTTACACTATTAGAATAAACTTCACTATAATTATGTTTACCTTTATGTGATAGATTTTTAGTTAAAGCAATATATTGTAATTTTTCATCTAATTTTTGGAGGATTTCAACATCAACAAAATTATACTGAATAAACTTTTGTATATCGGTTTCAAATAATTGATCTAAATTTCCTTCATACTCAACTTTATTCATACCAACATATTTCTTCCCAATAGCATCTAGTTTCCAGCTTGGTTCATCTTTCCAACTATATTTTTTATGTAAACGAATGTAATCAAGTGATTCAACCCCCACAATATCTACAAACTGATTTCGTTTATAGAAAAATTTAGAGAATTTTTTAGATTCTACTTTCCCTAAAGGTGATAAATGATCAGCAAATTCCTTACCTATTGTATTACACATTCTATAGTATAAATAAGGTATATCAAAATAATCTGAATTATAACCAATTAGTATATCGGGGTCTATATCTCTAATTATCTCAATAAATTTAGCTAGTAATTGACTTTCAGTACTACAAGGTATAATTTCTTTATTCCTAGCTTTAGTATGTTTAAGTTGATTCTTTTTATCAAGAATTAAAATGTGCCAAGTATCAGGTGTTTTATCCCACCAAGCAATTGAAGTAATAGGCATTGGTGCACTTTCAATATAATCTTCGGTTAGGGCACCTCCAATTTCACACTCAATATCAAAAAATACTTCTCTGTGTCCTGTAGATGGTACGTCATTAATTCCATATCTTTCTACTAAAAACTTTTGATGAAGTTTCATATCATGAAAATGAAGACCAGGAGTATTTTTATCACTATAATTTGGGTTTTTAGAAAAATACCAATTATTAGTATGTTTTAAATACTCTCCGTTCAATCCAATATTAGTGTGATCTTCTTCTTTACATTCTTGATATGCTATATTTTCATAAGGAATAACTTGGTGTCCTTTTTCATCCCATAGATGCATTTCCCAAACGTTGTGTCCTAATTTTTTACCCTGATAACATTTTTTATACATTTGGTCTTATTTTAGACAAAATATTCATAACCTCTTCAACTTCAAATTTACATAACTGACCTTCACAAAGGTCTTGGCAACATTTATCTGTGTTAAGATAAATAAATTCTAGTGCTTTATCAACCTTTTCCCACTCTTCTTTAGATAATTGTTTCAACGTCATAAAACTTTTCTAATTCATAATCTTCAAAGAATTGAACTAAATCTGGTCTGTAGTAATTTATAGATTTCATAACTTTTCTATCTCGCGTTCTATAAACTACGAATCTTTCTTCCACCTGTTCAAAGTGACATGGCTCATTTTGTTCTTTAGAACGGACGGTGACAGTCTCCATGGCTTCTTCTTTAGTGCTACAAGACTTCGACATATTGCTTCCTTGTACTTCTTGATATGCTGGCCATATCTTATCCTTAAGACCATGTAACATGGTCCCGTTCCCAAGGGAAACATAAGCAATATCACACAAAGCATCCAAAACTTCCACGATGTCTCCGTTTTCGCAAGCCTGTCTATATTCTTCCAGTTCTTCAAGTACAAAGTCGTATACGAATTGCCATTCCTTTTTTTCTGGTATTGTTGGTTCATAATTATTTGGTTTACCGAATGTAGTATTAAATGTTTCTACCTCATCAACAAATGGGACTCCATTAACCCATTGAGGTAGTTCTTCTTCTTTAAATAATTTTAATTGTTTACCCATTCTATATTCTTTCTTTTTTATTATCTCCTATTTTTCTCCTGGTAACTGTTTTACCACCATCTGGTGATTCATAGATCCAAGGTTTTTCTATCTTATTTTGAAATTTCATAAATGATCCCTCTTTATCATTAGTTAAACCCCCTATAGTATGTAATTTACCATCTTCTTCTGACCATACCCCGGAATTATCTTCTCTTTCTGCAAATTCTAGGAATTCGTCTGATTGTAAATAATCTTGTTTAGCTGGGGCTTTAGTATCTTCCCAAGGAAAAACTAACCATTCATCTCCTTTATGTAATTTAGAATACACATTAGGTATAAAGGTAGAAGTATGTGGTTTATGGTATAACACAGCTGTAAATTGACCCGGCATTTTGTCCATAGTAACTCCACTATCTGTCATATCATCTACAATTAAAGTATTTTTTCCAATAGTTTCTACCATTGGTAATCCTAATTTATGTGATAACATAACTGCAGGTATTAAACCCCCTCTTGGTATCCCATAAATAGAATCCACTAAAGGTACTTCAAATGGAATTTTTTCGGCTAAATCCTTTATAAGATCTGTCATATCCCACCAACTAACTGATATTTTATTATTGCTTAATTTCATCATAACTTAAATATTGTGTCCTCCGTTATTAATTTTTAAACTATCAAAAAACTCTTTACGAGATAAATTATCATTTTCTCTAAATACACCTGATGCTTTAGTGGTTACCATTGCTGCCCCTTGATGTTTAACTCCTCTACAAGATACACAATTATGAGTACCTACAATAGTAACAATAACACCTTTATTTCCATCTGTAATTTTATCCACAGCATTATGAATTGCTGATGTTAATTGTTCT